AGTCGTATAGAAAATGCCCCTAGCATTATGCCGGGGCTTGAACTATACTACATAGGGTTCATGGAACTCACTTCCTCGCGTCAAATGGGCTGGAGCATTGGTCCGATACCTTGGCTCGCTATCGAACAGTATTGCATGGTGAAGGGACTTGATGAAGAACAGCAAGAGGCGATGCACCATCACATAATCGCGATGGACACCGTCTACATGAAGTATCAAGCAAAGAAACAGAAGTAATGGCCGATCTTCTTCAGTTCTCAAAAAACATAAGGCGGCGCGGTCGTCAGGTTGAGAATTCTGCTTCTAAACTTGTTCGCAGCATGGCAAAGCGAACTCTTCGTTCCCTCGTGCAGAATACCAAGGTTGATACAGGCAAGGCTCGTTCCAACTGGCGTGTTGGCCTTGGCGCTGCTCCAACTGCTGTCATTGGGCCTTATGCTCCCTATCCGAAGGGGAGCAAAGCGAATGGACGTGGCGCTGCTGAAACGGCGAATGCCGCAGCAGCGATCTCTGCTGGCAACGCTCGTATCAACTCTGTCAAAGGTGTTTCGGGTGTTGGTCTGAAGACCGCAATCTACATCGCAAATAGCGTACCGTATCTGGACAAAGCACTGCTTCCTGGAGCGGTTGAGATTTCCATTCGTGAAGCCCAAGCTGTTATCCGTGGCTTTCGTGTGTTCGACAGAAGTGCCAGCGGCGATGACGGAGGCGATCTGTAATGGTCACAGAAAACGTAACAGTCAGCTTCATTGAGAATGGTGCCCGTATTGTCAAACGCAAGATTGATGAAATCGGTCAAGCCGCGAATAATGCAACTCGTGGTATCTTCCTCCTCCAGCGTGCCCTGTTCGTCTTGGGCGGCGCAGGTATTGTGAGCAGTCTCACCAAGATGGCTGATGCACTCACCAACATGGAAAATAAACTTCGTCTCACGAGCACAAGCACGGCGAACCTCGAAGCAGTTCAAGACGCATTGTTCGAGTCTGCAAATCGCTCCCGCTCTTCTGTTGAAGCGACTGCTGACGTCTACAGCCGTATCGCTCTCTCTGCTCGTAATCTTGGTGCGAGTCAACAACAGGTGATCGCTGTTACTGAAACTCTACAAAAGGCTGCTATTGTTTCTGGTGCCTCGGCTCAGGAAGCTAATGCGGCTTTGATACAGCTTGGGCAGGGTCTTGCATCTAACCGCTTGTCCGGTGATGAACTTCGTTCTGTCCTTGAACAGCTTCCCTACGTTGCAGATATCATCGCTGACTACATGACCAAAACTGGTCAATACGGTACTGTTACTCGTGGAACATTACGTCAACTCGGCAAAGAAGGAAAACTCACTTCTCAAGTAGTGTTTGATGCGATTGCAGCCGCGCAGAATGGTGTTGATCAACTTTTCGCCCAAACGAACCCGACCATCGAGCAGGGGTTCAGAGTCGCCAGAAATAACCTGCTTAAATTCATTGATGACTTCGATGATGCGGTTGGTGCCAGCACGGCGCTCGCGAAAGCGATTATCGTTATCTCTGAGAACCTCGACATCGTTGTCGGCGTTCTTGGACTGGTGGCCGCTGGCTTCGCCCTTTCTTTCGGTGCTTCCCTTCTTGGGCGGATCAATTCCTATGTCCATGGCTTCACTCGCGCTGGCGCTGCTCTCGCTCGTTACGCATCAATTCAAGTCGCTTCCGCGAGCAAACAAGTTGCGGCGACCTCTGCAACTCTCAACGATACCCGCGCTCGTCTGCAGAACATCACAACTCGTCAAGCCCAAATAGGAGCCACGCTACGCAACGCTAAAGCTGAATATGCAGAAGCAGAAGCACAATTCGCAGGCGGGCGCGCCCGTTCCGCTGCGACTGGTCAGTTCATTGCTATGCAGGGCGCTCGTGATCGACTTACCGCTGCGACAATTCGTCTCACCGCGGCTGAGCGTGCAAACAATATCGCAACTGGAAGAAGTGCTGCCCTATCTACTGAAGTTACGGTGGCCGAGACCGCTCAGGCTGCCGCTAGGACGCGGCTAGGAGTAGCAACGGCGGCTCAGGGTGGTTTCATGGCACGCTTGGCAGGCACCTTTCCGCTGCTCACGGGACTTGTCCGTGGGGCGGCTGGTGCGTTCTCATGGCTGTTCGCTATATTGGCGGCAAATCCTATCGGTGCTGTCATCGCTGTTATTGCTGCTTTGATTGCCCTGATCTTCGCTTTTGGTGATCGTATCAAGATTACCGCTGATGGCGTGGTCAGCCTGAGAGATGCAATGATCGCAGCTTTCCAGCTTATCTACGAAGCGATATCCAGTGTCGTTGGAGTGATCATCGAATTTCTCCAGCCTGCTATTGACATCGTGAAGCAGGCATTCCTCGCCCTTGGGCAAGCCATTCTTGACGCTTTCACGGCAGTCGGTAGTTTTGTCCTCACAGTGATCAACACGATCCTCGGCACGATTGTCGGTTTCATCAACGGCACTATCCGCGCTTGGGGAACTCTTCCGGCTGCGATACTTGACATCATGAACATCATCAGGAACGGTGTTCTCACAGCAGTTGAAAATCTGGTCAATGGCTTCATTGAAGGCGTGCAAAGCATTCCTGAGAAGTTCGGTCAGGTGATGGACTCGATTGTTCAATTCGCAAGCGATGCCGTGACCTATATCTTCGACGCTTTCTCTGCACTTCCTGGAGCCATTTCAGCGATTGCTGAGAAAGCCGCAGCTTTCCTGAAACAGAAATTCCTGGAAGCAATCAACGTCATCATCAATGCTTTGAACGCTCTTCCTGGAATTGCGATCGATACCTTTGACGCGGTTGGGACTGCGGCTGGTGACATTCAATTCGATCTGCCGAGCCTTCCCAGCTTCGAACCGATCTTTGATCAGGGTCGTTTGTCTCTGGATCAATTCAAAGGTGATGTGACTGGTGCTGCCTCTGATGTCGGCAAGATCTATGCTGATGAATTCGCAAGCGCATACTCCCGCAATCTCGCTGGTGAGGCAGGTCAAGCGGTTCTTGATGCAGCAGGTAAACTCGGTCAAACGGTAATCGATCGGGCTCGTCAAAACATAGCCAACGTTCCTCCTTCCGGAACTATCTCGACAGTTCCTGGCACTCCTGTCACTCCCAACACTCCTGCTGGAACAGGTGGCGGAGCGAACGAAAAGACGTTTGCTCAGGAACTGGCTGAACTTCAGCAGAAGATCGAACTGGAGAAACAGTACGGTATCCAGAAAGAGATCAATAACCAGATCTTGTCCATCGAGAAATCAATCAAGCGCGAACTGTCTGCGACTGAGAAAGATCAGGTTGCCTCGGCGGTTCAACTGCTCGAGATCTCCAAAGCATACGGGTCCATCCTCGAGGAAATTCGTGGCCCACAGGAAGCACTGCAATTCGGTCAAGCCGCTCTCAACCAGTTGTTCGAAGAGGGAGCGATCTCTCTTGAGAACTACAATTCCAAACTGCGTGACCTCCAGATCAATGCTGACAAAGCTGCGAATACAATCGGTGGTGGGTTCAGGGCTGCAATCGGTGGAGCCATTCAGTCTGCTGGTGAGTTTGGTGAGTCGCTTGGTGGAGTTATTGTTGGAGCGGCTGGAAGAGCGGCTGATGCAATCGTTGAGTTCGCGCAGACAGGTAAACTCAACATTCGCGCTTTCTTTGCGGACTTGTTCGCTCAACTTCTGAAACTCGCTGCACAACGTCTCCTTCTTTCCTTCCTCGGTGGCTTCTTGGGCATTCCGGGTGCGAGCCTCGGTGGCAGTGGCGGACTTAGCTTCGCGACTGGTGGATCAATTCTCCCCAGCGGACCAGGATCAACCGATTCGCAAGTAGTAGCATTTGCCAAGAGACCTGATGAGCGTGTAGACATACTCACGCCGGGTCAACAACAGGCTAAGAAAAACGGGGAAGGTCAGGGTGGTGGAACCACGGTGGTTCAATCTCCTCCTGTCAATATCGCTGCTGTTCTCAGCCCAAGCGACATCATAGGGGTGTTCAATGATGGCGGTGATACGCAGATCATCAACATTCTGCAACGTAACTCGTCGACTGTAAAGCAGATCGCACAGTCCTAAGGGGAACCTATGCCATTCGCTACTGGAACAGCTAGGACGCCATCTGAACTCCTGAACGCCCTGAACACTCACCTTGTCGCAAACGGCTGGACCAAGCTGCGGGGTGAGACCGATATGGCTTGTGCTTCCCCGAAAGCTGCACGGTACTGGCGGCTCTTGGTCTGGGAAAGCCAGACTACTTCTA